AAATTATTTTGTTTTTCTGTAAAATTATTATCATACATTAATAATTTCAAATGATCAGTTAATTCACCTTTATATCTAACTGATAAATTAGATATTTTATCAGGTGACTTAAGTATTTTAGATTTTAAATCATTTATTTGTTTCAAAAGGATTGTTTTTAACTCATCATTTTCATGTAATTTTTTATTATCTATAAACTCTTTTTCAGCCTTTTTATTTTTTTCAATGTTAATATTGCCTATTTCTTTATTTTGATTGTCTCCATTTAAATCATTACCCTTAGACATAGTGTTATCAAGGTCTTTAGGTTGATTATTTTTATTTTGAACATAATTTCCACTGGTTTCTTCATTTTTATCGGGTAAATCTAACATATCCCTTAACCAATTTTCTAAATCTTCATCTGGAACTAATAACTTCCCTGATGTTAATTTTGTTAAAGTTTCAATCAATTTTGCAGAATTTAAAGGTTTAAATGTTAACTTTGGATATAAATCACTATTGAAATTATATTGTATCAATTCTGGAATTGCATGTGTATTTATAATTGCGGCTATATTTCTACATGCCGATTCCAACATCATCAAAAATAATTCTGATTGATCATTTGATAATGCATATGAACCTGATTTCGTTCCTAAGTTCATAAATTGAGCTAATATCGACCTTGATATTAACATATCTTGATATTCTATATACGGGAGAACATCAATTAAAGTCCTTTTTCCTTCAAACATATTTAAAGGAAATGATTGAGGTTTCACTACACCACCCATATCATGAGACATCAATTTTGAAACTATTTCTTTTCCAAGGTCAAAATCATTTTCAGTATACCCATCTGGTAAATCAAGAACAGGTGTTCCCACTAGATTTCTTTCCACGCCTATATTAACAATTTTATATAAAAAATCTTTAATAGACCAGTGTTTATAAGATGCTCTAAGACATGACACACCTCGAATATCCCCTTGCTTCATATCATGAGAAAATATAAGAAGCTTAGAAATAGGAATATTTACAATATCCCATCCTTTATTTACTAAATGCTGTTGAATCTCTTTTATATCTCCAACATCATCATAAATGAAGTCATATATAGTTGACTGAGGTCTTATGGCGAATTTTTTCCATTTATATTGACCGTTTCTAACTTCAAACACCTTCTCAAAAATACTATGACCAAATTGAAACATAGTTGATATATTCTTTAGAAAGTCATCAAAGGAAGTATTCAGTCCAGTTGGATAACCTGAAAATAAGCATCGTTCTATAAATTCCGCGTTTTTCTTAGCTTGTAATGACTTATCAGCAGGTTTAATAAACCATTGAGTTGATCTGATTGGTAACTCTAACATCAAAAGAGTTGCTTTAACCTGAGAATCAGAACGACCCATTTTTTCATATACTGCAATATCAGAAGGCCACGTTAGTGTAGATAAATATTCATCAGTACTAAGATTATACTGGAACAAAGTAGAACCCGATTTCCCTGTGTTTCCATATTCTAATTTTCTTCCTTTTGTTTCAGCCATCTTTTAACCTCCTTTCTTGATTTGATTTAATCTAAATTTATTTTTTAGCCTTTATAACTACTCTCTTGGCTGATTCTTGTTTTATAGGTTCTTCAAGTGTTGTCGTCTCTACTTTTGGTGAAGGTGATTTTTTTAATAATTGAAATTCTGTTAATAAATCATCTAATGCTATTTTGTATAATTTATTATATCCTTCATTAATTTCATTAATATTTAACCCTGACATGTTATGTCTTATGTTGGCCAATTCCAACACATTTTTACCCATTTTAACAAATCTCATTATTTCCTCTTGTCTATTCATCTTTTTTCCTCCTTATTATTTTACCAATTAAATGTGGATTTATATCCTTTGTTACTACCGATTTGTACACACACATCCGATACTCTAGAAAACCCTTTCACCATAGTCATACATACACAGCAAGCATCTAGAATATTTGGTGATTTTCCACCAGGCTCAAATTCTATCCATTCATCTATAAATGAATTATGTTCCTTTTTAATCCAGAACCTTCTTGACTCTGAATATACTGCAAAAGATTCAATCCTTGCAGCTTTAGACCTTTGACCCACTTTTACTTCAATAACAGGTGGCATGCTTTTTCTAATGAAGGCGGCTTGTGCTAAAGCCTTTTGGTATGCTACTGATTCTACCCCGATTTTCTTACAATTAGGATATTTTTCATAATAGCGGTCTATAACCTTTAATTGCTCTGGAAAAGTGAGCCAATCACATTCATATTCATGTAGAAAACAGAGTTTAGTCAATTTGTCTACACCAACTACGGCAATCGCGAACTTATCAAGTCTTCGTTTTTCAGCAGTATCTCTATCCTCCGCTATCGCAGGGTCAATCCCTATATAGATATCTGTTTCAGGAGAATATATATCAAAATTATATTTAGAAGTTTCCCCATAATAATTCAGCCAATCAATATTCAAAAGTCTGGATGAGTTTTCCTTCCTATCATTTTGAATTACTTTGTTCCATGCTATAGTTCCAATCGCATCACGTTTTTCTAATAGTCTCTTTTTAGGCCATTGTTCAGGCCACAAAGGGGCATCATTGTGCTTTTGATAACCCTGCAAATGAATATATTTATAATGTTTATTTAATGATAAAGAACATAATAAATCTTTATTATGTTGCAAAGTTCCAAGGATAATTTTACGCCCACCTGGGATTATCCTCGAATCCACAATTTCATTCCACCACGATAGAGCTTTCTCTCTATTGTGAGCTGTCGCCGTATTATCAAGGTCACATATGTCGTCGGCGATTACCCACTCGAACCTAGCACCAAGTATGGCGTTACCAGTTCCTCTGGCGACAATCGTCGGGTCTTTACCTTTCGCATATTTATCCCTAATTACTTTAATTTCTGTTTCCGCCCATTTCCCCTTGTAATCGGGGATTAACTCAGGGAAATCTTTTTGAATAAATTCATTAGTTTCTATTTGTTCTTTAATAGCTGCTAAAAAACCCTTAGCTTGAGTAGCTGTATTGGATATAATAGCCCCATGGGTATTTCTATCGTTAATTAGAAACCACAAAGGTAACACCAGACTAAACCATGTAGATTTAGCATGTTCGACAGGTACATGTATTACTATATTCTGATGCTGTAACGCCTCCCACAGCATATAATATTGATGTTTTGCTGTATAAGTCGTCCAAAGCCTGATAGTAGGCTTAATATATTGTTCTGCAAAAATGCATGGGTTTTTTCTTGCCCACTCTCGCCGTTGGTATCTATCAGCATTCCAGAATATATTCCTATCCCTTACTGTCTCCGTTTCTACCTGCCATTTTATATTATAAGGTGTAGGGTATCTATATTCATTCATTATTACCACCTACATTATCCATTGCATTTTTAATTCGATCAGCTAAATTTATAATATTCTGCTTATCATCATCATTACTATGTTCTTCTATTACTTCACTTGATATATCTTTAGATATATTTAGGGCAGCACTTATCCTTAATATTATATCACTAGACATAGCAATATGTTTTATATCTACAGCCTTACCATTTAATATTTCCATTGTAAGTCTATTCAATATTAAGGGTAAAGTTTCTTTAAATAAACAATTATAAATTGATAATTGAGCATCTTTCATATCTTCAATTTCTTCAATTAGCTTACGCTCTATTGCGGTAATTTGTTTAGCTTTTTCCATAGAATCCAGAGTATTAAAATTTTCACCTTGAACAATATTCCTTGCATTAGCGAAAATACCTTTTAATTGGACATCTGATATTAAATATGGCAAATAATCAGCATGTAATTGAACTGTTTTTTTCATTATATTTGGGTCGTAGTCTTCTAATGGATGTAATTCTTGACATATATAAGTCGTTATTATATCGTTACTAGTACCATCCAGTATCAATTTATTAATCTGTTCTACTTCATTTTGTGGAAATGAACAAATTCTACAATGTGCCTTATGATAATTAACTTTGTAATAATTGCTTGAAGCTGCCACCGCTTCGGCAATATCAGTTGGTAATAATGATTTCAAATCAGACATAATATTCACCTCCTATTAAAATTATACCACATTATTGACATATTCATTAACCTGATGAATGTTTTCTTGCATATTGGATTTTAATTCTTTATATTCTTTAATTTTTATATTGAGTAAATATTGACTCAATAAAACACTTCTTTTTACAGCTATTGTCCAATTTTTAGTATTTAATGGGTAATTTACTATCCCAAATTGAACCTGGGATAATAACCATGTGTCTGGAATTAATTTATGTTTATGAATTAATAACTTTATTTTCCCTACTGTAATTATATTTAAATCTACTATAGGAGACATGAAAAAATACACCCCTCTGTTTATTATTTATATCTGAATTATATCATAAATGAAAAGTTTACATAATTACAGTAAAGTTACATAAAAAAAATAGAACTGATGTTCTATGATGTTATGTAATCTATATCATTAGTTTAAAAAATATGAATCGAGTTATGGAATGTAACCTAACCTAACTTCACTTACCAGATATAAGTATATCATGAATATATTGATTCGTCTAATTCTTTTGGAAGCTCTATGTCCAAAAGAACTATAGTGTCTTTAGCAAATATAGTATATTCTTTAAAAATAGAACTAAAGTTAGATAATGGTCTTAATTGACTTAATTGACTTATGTAATTATAATGATTTTTCTTTTCATTCAATCTTTCGGGGATTTTAGTAGACATTACATTTTTTGGATTAAATTCTACAGTTTCGTCTACTTCCGCATTAAGTATATCAAATACAAAACATACTAATTCAAAAATCCTAGCATCTAAAGCTTTGCGTGTATACGTTCTATATCCAAATAAAATATGCCTATGAAATCCAGTTAATTCAGGGTTTTTATAATCAAACTCTAAATATTTTATTACTATTTGGGGTAAACATTGTTCTAAACTATATAATTCACTGAGTGTTAATTCATTAAAACCAGAATTAGATACCCTTATTAATTCAAATTCATTTAATGATGTAGCATACTGGGATGTAATCTCATGAGCTATTTTCATTTGTTTATCCTTATCTTCCTTAAGCCATTTAACATTAGGTAATTTCATTTTTCTCATCAGTTACTCCTTTACGAAAACTAATTTTTTTATATTAATTTCATTATTGTTTTTGTTAGTTATTTGTATTATATTTGCATTATTTATTAAATGTTTTCTTATTTCATCATATGTGTCTTTAGCATCTGATGGATTATTATGAAGTAATACCATTCTTTCTTTAGAACCTTCCAATACTACTTGATGTTCTAAACTTTCATCCGATAGATGCGAGAGAGCTTTAAGTCTGCAATCAAGCAAATAAAATATCTCCTTTGTAGTTCCGTTTTCTATATACATTTATTTATCCTCCCTTATAATGTCCTATTATTCTTTCATGACTTATCCTTTTAACCCATCTTGAGTTTTTATATGTATTTTTTATTTCTTTATATTTCTCCCACTTCACCACTAATAATAGGGGTGTATCTTCTTTTCTTTCTATTATACATATTACCATTTTATTTCCTCCTTTCACATTATATAACATTTTTACACTATGTTCAACGTATTTTTATTATAAATGAAATCACTTACTTATAACAAAAATATATGATATAATATTTAAAACGATAGGTATTTATCGCGGGGGTTCGTTCAAGAATCCTTTTTTTTCTCATTATATACACTGTTTTCATGATATTTATTAAAAAATATTATAATCTTTGTTAATTTTTTCTTAGCTTCCTTTTTTTAACTTGGGGTTCTTTTGAAACTCAGGTAAAATATGGAAACTAACTTTCAAAAAATATTATGATTTTTTTTGAAAAAAAAATTATCATATTTCTTAGCTTCCTTTTGAAACTTGGGGTTCTTTTGAAACTTGGGGTTCTTTTGAAACTCAGGTAAAATATGGAAGGCAGTATCAAAATACCGTTCATTTTGTGAGTGAGAGGGAATACACAGGAAAAAAAATTTCGCTATAATTTTCACGACTTTTCGCAAGATTTCTCAAGTTTTCACGAGAAACCAAAATTTCATAATTTTTCAATTTTTCTTAATGTTTCACGTGAAACATTGGACTTCATATGTAAACCAATGTTTCTACAATTTATTTTTCTTAATGTTTCACGTGAAACATCAGAGTTCATGTGTTAACCAATGTTTCACGTGAAACATCAGAGTCCATATGTTGACCAATGTTTCACGTGAAACATCAGAGTCCATATGTTGACCAATGTTTCACGTGAAACATCAGAGTCCATATGTTGACCAATGTTTCACGTGGAACATCAGAGTCCATATGTTGACCAATGTTTCACGTGGAACATCAGAGTTCATACTTCATCAGACATCATATGTTAACCAATGTTTCACGTGAAACATCAGTTGCTATAGTATTCATTAGAATACACCAGTATTCTAGAGTATTCGCCAGATAACGTGGTTATTTAGCGTGTTTTACTTGCAACGATAAAATTATCCACAATTGTACATATGTATACTATTGTAACACAATTGTAATATAAAGCATACATGTGTTAACTTATGCATAAATATACATAGTGAGGGTTACACATGTATACTTTTGACACCAGTGATTAGGTGTAACGTTAACATTTGTATGCATTCATTGGTAATTATGAAGCCATATTCAAACTTAAATGTATTGTTTACTGTAAATCGCTTACTATCTAAAGTAAACAAGAGTTTCTTTTGTTGTCACTCGTTTTGTCGCTACTAGTTATTTAGTTTTCTTAATTCTACTTGTGGATAAAATGACATGACAATGCAATCGTTTGAAATCATCTTTTCACGTTATCTTTTCACTTTCAAATTGCCTTCTGAACCAGTGATAACAAGTGATTTCAGGTTTGGTAAAATATGTATGTGAAAAGATGTTTTGACATCTTTGCACGTACCTAGGCCAGTGATACCAATTAATACAGGGTAAATTTACAATTGAACATTCGTTTTAACTTTCAGATTCGATTAAAAATAGCTCATTTTCAGAGTACACCAGAATTACCAATTTTGTATACATCCTATACTATATATATAATTTCATATACTTTTAATATATATAGTATCTTTTCAAAAAGACATTGTATTAACTGGTATCACTGGTTTCAAAGCATGCAATTGACAAGATTCGACATTACACCTAGAATATGTAAAAAGTCTCAAATGGCCTCAGCTGTCACGCTTGTAGGGTTTGAAAACACATGAAAAAATGTGAAAAGATGCATGCAACGATCTTTTCACGCTTCATTAATAATGTCGCATTGTCACAAAAGTTACACAATTTACACTTGTAATCTCTTTTATTTAAGTTATCAAATGAACTATTGACATTAATGAAATCGAATTGAAGTTTTTAAGCATTAATGATGGAGGTTTGCACTATAAACCATTGTTTCAATTGCAAAAAGCGTTATCTAATATTACTATTAATACGACATTTAACATTAGAATCTTTTGAAACCATTAGTATCAGCAGTTTCTATTGATATCCTTTGAAACCATTAGTATCAGCAGTTTCTATTGATACCTTTTGAGCCCGTTAGTATCAGCAGTTTCTATTGACACCTTTTGAAACCCTTAGTATCAGCAGTTTCTATTGATATCCTTTGAATCCAGTGATACTAAGGATTTCAATTGTAACGCATTTTAAGCACTGAATAACACATTTTAAATTGAAGGGGATATAAAGATATTACTATTAATAATTTAAGCCTCAGAAGGCCAAATATGAGCTTAAAAAAATATACACTGGACAAGAGGGTTTAAAATAATCATTTTTTATTT